ACCAGGAGGAGTTCGAGACCAGCCTGGGCAGCACCCCCTCTGTACTTCCCCCTTTACACGCCCAGCCTACACGCACCGATACGCCCCACACCAATTCGCACCGATACGGGCCTCACCTACTCACACCCATACACCCCTCGCCAACTCGCACCGAGACACACCGAGCCTAGCAGAGCGGGAAGAGGGAAGGCTGACTAAGTGACATACTACGCTGTACTGTTCGTAGCGATACGCACTATGGGAAGGGTCATATTGCCAGTCGTTAAAATTGTTTCGTAAAATTTTCTTGAAAAAGTTTTGAGAAAAGTGTTGACAAGTGCTTTATTTTCTGGTACAATAGAACCATAGAAAGGGGAGTTAATAAATGACTAAATCAACCATGATAACCACCATTCAGGAAAAGGAATTGGACCTCTGGGAAAACCTGAAAGTAGTAGAAAGAGTGTTTGGTAAAGATTCCATACAGGCAAAATATAAGCGGGCCGCATGGAATAGCGTTTGGGGTCTAATGAACGACATGGGTATAAAGACATTAGACAGGGATGTCCGATGAGTAAAGAAAGGAGATTAAGTATGGAATATCAGGTTTTAGCCATTAAGTGGTTATTAGAAAAGGGAGCACAGGTGGAATATATAGCTGGGGAGTTTCCAGACTATGTAAATGCTAAGATATTTGCTGAAGCTTATACTAATCATTTTTACGCTAAAACAACCATCGTAAAGAAAGGAGCTTAATTATGAAAGCCAAAATAGTGATTTACAGTTCAGTGGTTGAGAGATTGATTGACGATGTAAACAAGAAAGACGTGAACGAATACAATCATGGCAGACTTGACCTACTAAAAGCTATGTTATTGCAGTTTGAAGGAGAGGGAACAAGCATGAAAACCGAGATTACTTTATACCGTTCCGTTATAGAAAACTTAATGGACGAAATGAGCACGAAAGAAACTAGTGAGTATGCTAATGGCAGACTAGATTTATTAAAAGCCTTACTATTGTTGTTTGATGAGGAGGATAACTAACATGAAAAATGAGATAACCCTACAAAGATACACTATCGAGCTACTGATAAAAGCCTTAGAGAATGGGGCAAAGGATAACGTATATAACAGGGGGCAGTTATCTATACTCAAGTCAATATTAGCGCTATTTGATGAGGAGGGTAAATAATGGACGAAAACATGGTAAAGCTATTGCAGGAACGTGAAAGAGAGCTGTATGTACTAGGCATAAAGAGGGGAGATACCTATTTCAAAAACCGATGGGTTGAACTGTGCTATATCATGAGATTGCTAGGTATAGAAAGGAGAGACACCAATGGACTTCAATAAATGGCTCTCAAGAGCCATTAAACAAGCAGAGCTGGAATATATCTACACGGAAAGCGTCCGTGGCGTGGTGGATACAGAAACTAGGCTACAACGTGAAAGGCTTCAAACCTTAAAGAGAGTGAGGGAGGTTTACGATGAGTTCAGCCGAGAGATGGAGAGTAGAGAAGCTGATAGACGAAGTGACGGAAGCACGACAGGCTTCCAACGACCTGTATGACGAAATGCTGAAAGTGCTAGAGGAGTTGTTGGAGGATGAGAATGATGTATAATATGTCAGAGAGATACTACCGGGTCACCTGCACGGATATGAACGGAAAATTCAGGCAGTATAAGATAAAGGCTCGCAGTAAGCAACAGGCAAGCCGTAAGGCATACGATATCATGCAGGAGCAGAGGCTCTACAACATGATAGTCATAGGGATAGTCCCATGGAGCGAGATGTTTAATGGGGTGGGCGTGGATGTGGATTAGCGTAGTGATAGTCGGCTTCTTTCTTGCACTTATTTTCTATGGGTGTATGATGTATTGTTCAGAACCGTCATGGTGGGTTTTAAAGTACATATTCAGAGGGGTGGGGATGTGCTTTATGGCCGTTGGCTTTATAGGTATGATTTATTCAGTGTTTATAGGGGGTATCCTAAGTTGGTAGCTATTCTTTGTAGTATCGGACTTTTAGTAGTGGGCTTGACGTTGGTGTATATCAACGAAAATGAGCCGGGTATGTTTTCTCTAACCATGACACTTATAGGTTACTTGCTCTGTGCGCTGTTTGCAATCTCATTCGTGCGGAATCTGGGTCAGTTTCTTTTAGCAAAAAGTTTGTAAAATTTTTCGGAAAAAGTATTGACAAAAACGAAATTTTGTGGTAGAATTAGATATCCTCGAAAGAGGGAATAACAGAAAGGACGGAACAATCATGAAAAACATCACTAGAACCATCACCAGCTACAAGCACACCTTTGTAAAGATGAACGATGACCTGTCTATCTCTGACATGAAAGAGGTTATCTGTGCTGAGAAGATGGGGCCGAGAACGTCAGCCGCCTACATGGAATCCAACGGCATGGAGGGGTACGTTATGGCAAAGGTGACCACGGTAAAGGAGACTTACACCATGTCTTTGTATAACTTTATCGCTAACGCCACTATTGTTGAGAAGGAGGATAACTAACAATGAAGAAGCAGGAACAGAATTTTGCCGAGATTATGAGCGCAGAGGAAGCTATTGCAATCCGCAAGGATACCGAGCAGTCCATTGTAAACGGTCTGACCGAGGAAGGGGCCGGGGTGTATTGCTCCTTCCTTCCTGAGACACTGGAAGATAAGGCTAAGATGTTCAACGCTATGAACGGCGGTGACAACACGGTAAAGGAAGCTATCAACAAGGAGTTGCACGTCCTAGATGTTATAGTCCAGCCGGTACAGGTACAGAACGAAGATGGCACCCAGAACACCTGTCCCCGTGTGTCTCTTATCTGTGAAGATGGAGTTTACTCAGCTACCTCCTGGGGAGTGTATAACTGCATTAAGAAGCTTAATGCACTGTTTGGCGGATTGCACTTTGAAACGCCGGTAAAGCTTGTTCCATATGAAGTAAAGACTAAGAACGGCTTTACAATCAATCTGAAAATGGTATAACGAACCGGCCCCCGTTAAGGGGGCCGTACTTATAAGGTGGTGAAAAACGATGACGAGATATGGTGTAGAGCACGACCTTAAAAAGTCTCCCTTTACCTACACTGTACAATATGACAATCTTAATGAAATAGAGTATTGCTTTTCCAGCGACAGCATAAAGACCCGCTTTATTGCCCTGCGAAATGGATTCTATGAAGAAACAGAGGATAGCCTGTCTAACAGATTTAAGATGGACTTTCGTATCAGTAAGGACCTGACGGACGTTAACTTGTACAGGAAGGTCGAGAGCAGAGGTTTTCTCATTTTCTTTAATGGGGAGGAAATCACATGGCAAAGAGCACTAAAATACGATGGACGAAAGCTCGAAAAAATGAGCTGAGAAAAGAGATACTGAACTTTAATCGGAGGATACGCTCCGCAGAGTCCAGACTGGGTGACTTATCTTATATCCTTCCCCAGAAGCAGACGGCAAGTGAAGCTATGGAGAAGATTCAAACCTTACAGGAGTACCGGGATTACTTAGCGGCGATTAAACGGGCAACTGCTAAGACGCTCATTCCAGAGACATATGGGAACGACCTTACTACCGAATGGAGACGCAAGGAAATAGAGATACGGGAAAAACGTATAAACGAAAGGAACAGACGGAGACGTAAAAAGGTTGATGAGCTTAGGCCGGAAGTACAGACTCAGGAACAGGTGGGAAGGACAACTCCCTATGGAAGATTTCCCTCTGACAATGACTTCTTCCTTAGGGACCTTGGGTTAAAGACAGGTGACACGGTAAAATATGAAGAACTGTTAAAGAAGATAGAGGAAGGCTATTACAGGGAAAAAGCGGAGCTGTGGAGAACGAACTATATAAATGCCCTTGTTAACGAAATGCTTGGACCTGCTACATTTGCCGGGGATGTAGCAAGTATTGAGCTTGCTAACAAGATATATGACTTGGTGACAGGTATGGATATATCCACTTTCTTGTTAGGTCAGCTATCATCTTATAGTGATGTTTTGCAGATTAATTTTTTGTACGACCAAAAAGGAAGGGAAGCGGCTCTTGAACGCATACTCGATGTGTGGAATGAGCTTATAAGGCGTACATGATGTGCAAAAACCTGTTTATAGTGTTGATTTTGAGACAGTGGTTGACCCAAACGAAACCCGTGTATGGTTATGGGGAAAATGTGACATAGATTGCACTACGTTTGTATACGGGACGGATATTGACAGTTTCATGGAGGAGATATCTACTGTTGACTGTAAGGCGTATTTTCACAACATTAAATTCGATGTTCAATTCATGTTTTATTGGCTGTTTCATAACGGATACAGGCATACCAGTGAGAGGAAGCCTAAAGAGGGGTATTTCTCAACGCTGATATCAGACATGGGAATGTTTTATACTTGCACTGTTCACTTTTTCAACGGTAGCGTAGTTGAGTTCATAGACAGTTACAAGCTCATAACTCTCCCCGTAAGGGACATTCCAAAAGCTTTCGGACTGGACGTTCATAAACTGGACTTGGACTATGCCGAAAACAGGGATTTCAACCATGTACCAACAGAGGAAGAAATATCATACGTTAAGGCAGACGTGGAGATTGTGGCAAAGGGCATAAAAGCCATGCACGAAAACGGCCTGATTAAGATGACAGCGGCAAGCAACGCACTGTACAACTATAAGAAAGTCCTGTCAAACAAGGAGTTTAAACGTAGGTTTCCGCCGATTGAATATGCGGTGGACAAGGATTGCAGGAAATCGTATAAAGGCGGCTGGACATATCTGAACGAAGCCTATCAGGGAATGATGGTCGGTGAAGGTCAGGTATATGACGTAAACTCCATGTACCCTTGGGCTATGAAATATTGTATGCTTCCCTTCGGTAACCCTTACTACTACGATGGAGAGTATAAACCGGATGAGTTTTACCCTCTTTATATTCAATGCCTTCAATGCTGTTTCAGTTTGAAAAAAGGACACTACCCCAGCATACAGTTAAAAAACAGTTTCAGGTTTTCCAGTACAGAGTACATTAAGGAAAGCGGGGATGACCCTGTAATACTCCACTTGACAAGTGTTGACTTAAAGCTCTTGTTCGATAACTATGACGTGTGGGATATAACCTACATAGGCGGTTACAAGTTCAGGGGAGAGACAGGGTTGTTTTCTGAGTATATCGACTACTGGTATGATGTGAAGCAGAAGGCAAAGGTGGAAGGTAACAAGGCTATGTACCATATCGCTAAACTGATGCTTAATTCACTATATGGGAAGTTTGGTTCAAATCCTGAAAAGGCTTCTAAATATCCATATCTGGATGAGACAGACGACATAGTAAAGTACAGACGGCTAATGCCTGAAATTGGCAACGGCGGGTATATCCCGGTAGCGGCGTTCATTACCTCTTATGCCAGAGACAAGATAATCAGGGCCGCTAATGCTTGCGGTGACAGGTTCATATATGCGGACACTGATAGCGTTCATGTACTGGGAAGGGAAAAGGTAGACTTGGACATAGACAATTACAGACTGGGTGCTTTCAAGCTGGAAGGTGAGTTCACAAGAGCCAAATATCACAGAGCCAAATGTTACATTGAGGAGTTTGACGGAGAGCTTGATAAGAAGTGCGCTGGGTTACCTGTTTCAGCACGGCACCTGTTTAATTTTGACACTATGGAGCCGGGTCAGATATTTGAGGGCAAGCTGGTCCCGAAAAACATAAAGGGCGGCGTGGTTCTGGTGGAACGGCCTTTCCAAATTAAGGGTTGACAAAAGGTGATTTTTATGATACAATACTACAAAGGGATATATGAGACAGGTTATAAATCACTAGCTGGGTGTGACGGCGGAGAGTCGGCCAGAAGTGTTACAAGGTTTTCACAGACTATTTGTAATCGCTCATACTATCCCTTTTCTCATAGGTGAAGCTATGTGGTACGATGTAAATAAGACGCTTTCCTATAACTGCTTGTTCAACTTTGTGGTTGGACCCCGTGGAGTGGGAAAGACGTATTCCTGTAAACGAAGGGTCATAAAAGACTTTATAACTAAGGGACAGCAGTTTATCTATCTGCGCCGATATGAAACGGAAATCAAGTCGTCCCAGATTGACTTATTTTTCGATGATATCCAGCATGAGTTTCAAGACCATGCTCTGGCTGTGAAAAAGAAGTGCTTTTACATTGACGGTAAACTTGCTGGATGGGCACTGCCTTTGTCTAGGGCTTCTCAATTCAAGTCGGTACCGTTCCCATATGTAACCAAGATTCTGTTTGACGAGTTCATTATAGACCAAGGTCTGATAAGGTATCTGCCCGATGAAGTACAGACCTTTAATGAGATGTACTCAACGATTGCGAGACTAAGGGACGTTACGGTCCTGTTCTTGTCCAACGCAATAACATTCACTAACCCATATTTCCTGTATTACGATTTGTCTTTGCAGAAAGGGCAGAAGATACTACGAAAGAATGATATCCTTCTTGAACTGGTAGATAGCCCAGCTTACACGGAGAAAGCAAAGTCAACCAGATTCGGAAAGATTATAGCCGAAACGGAGTACGGGAAGTACGCAATGGAGAACGAGTTCCTGCGTGACACTGCCAGCTTTATTGAAAAGATGCCCTGTCCCGGAACGTGTCTTATGACTATCAGGGTATCGGGGAGTGAGCTTGGTGTGTATACCATATTAGGCTCTGACCTGTGGTACATTACTGAAAGCTATGACCCTACTTGTAATAAGCACATTTCTCTAAGTGTGGATGAGCACGATGAGACAACGGAGTTACGAAACAGCAAAGATGCTCTCATATGGTTGGGAGCACTGCAACAAAAATACTACCGGGGAGAGGTCAGGTTTACTACCATGAAGGCAAAGAACTTGATATCCAATTCCCTGATGATTTTAAGGAGGTAATTCAGTATGCCATATACAATCGAACAATGGAACGAACATATGCAGAAGGTCATCGGTGCCATGAATGACCAAGCCACCCTAACCTCTTTAGTTACACAAGCCAGTGACGAATACACGGGCCTGTTTGCAACTAATACTACTCTATCTACTGAAAACGAACAACTGAAACAGGAAAATACCAGACTGAAAGAAGCTAATTTAGAGCTATTCCTACGGGTTGGTCAGCAAAACATTGACAAGACAGGTGGAAGTGGTCAATCCACCGAACAAAAAACAAAGGCCGAGACAATCACTGTCGAGGATTTATTTAAGGAGGTAAAGTAAATGTCTAACACTAAGATTCCAAACGCTGTCGATACAGTAAACGCCATTAGAAACGAAGCCAGTCAAGCTTATAGGGAAGCTGTTCCTGTGGCTACTGCCCGTAACATTCAGGACGTGGGTAATCCAATTCTTGAGTATCAGTCTGTTCAGAACGAATTTCTGACTGCTCTGGTAAATAAGATTGCAGTAACCATTGTAGACCAGAAGATGTTTGAAAACCCTCTGGCTTTCTTGCGGAAGGGTTCTATCCCTCTTGGGTTGGACGTGGAGGATATCTATATCAATCCCGCCAAGGGAGCAGACTATGAGCCAGCTAACTTCCAAGGTATTTTGACCCCTGTTGACCCTGACGTAAAGGCGGCCTACTATCGCCGTAACCGTAGGGATAAGTACAAGGTCACTATCCGCAACGAGCAGTTGACCGCCGCCTTTACAAGCTGGGGTGCTTTGGAAAATCTGATTGCCGGTATCGTAAACAGCCTGTATACTGGCAACACGATTGACGAGTTCAATCTAACCAAGTCCCTGTTGGGTGGAGCTACCGCAGAAGCTAAGATGGTTCAGGAAGTGCTTGCCCTGCCTACTGTAAGCGCAGAAAACGCTACCGCCTTCCTGACCCGTTTGCGTGGTATCGCTTCCGCTATGTCTTTCCCCAGCTCTGATTACAACGCTTATCAGCTTGTTGGCGGAACCAGCCCTGCCACTTCTTGGACTTCCATCGATGACTTGGTTATCCTCGTTCGTGCTGACGTTGCCGCAAACGTGGATGTACAGAAGCTGAGTGCGGCCTTTAATCTGAGCTATGCTGATTATGTCTCCCGTCAGGTCATTGTTGACAAGTTTGACGGAGCTGATAATATGTATGCTTGGATTGGCGACCGTGGTGCATTCCAGATTCGGGACAGTCTCCGTAAGATGACTGAGTTCTATAACTCCGAGGTTATGGCTTGGACTTACTGGTGGCACTGCTGGGACACCTTTGCTCTCCGTCCTTGGGCAAATGGTGTGTCTTTCGTAACTGAGAAGTATACGACCTGATTTAGCTGGCCCGGATGGGCTTCCCGTCCGGGCCTTATTTAAGGTGGTGAAAATATGCCTGACTTTCAGCCCAACACTACGATACGTCTATACCAGAGCACAGGAGTAGACCCACAGAATCAACCTTACTTTGAGAGTGAAGGGGCCAAACTGTCATGGTATGAAGGCCGTTCCCCACTGTCCTTTACGGCTCAAAGCTATCAGAGGGAGAACAGGCATTATGCCAGAGTGAACGCAAAGTATAACTCTATCCGTAACTGTGATATGATGAGCTTTGTGAACGACAACGGAAAGACTATCTTCTGCAATATCCTTTCCATTGAGTTTGTCAATCCCAACTGTACAGAAATAGAGTTTCAGACAGATTCCATGCAGACCTTTATCGAATCAATTATCTGGCGTGACTGCTGGGTAGAGCGTGAGATGCAGGAAGATGACTGGAATGGTGCAGTACCTTCCTTCAATAACCTGCTACCGGAAGGACTTGAAACTGGCGTCCTTAAAAGACGTGTCATGCTTGACGGCACTGAACGGAATTGGTCGGTAGTTGTACTGTCCGCTTATGACGAAAATGCGGAAGAAAATTACAGCATCCAGATAAACGCTGGTGTACCCATCGGTGTAAACAAGTTTGTATACGCCGCAGACAGCGGTGGAATGGGTTCCCTTGGTAGCACCATTAAAACCTATGCTGAAAAGGGACGTTTGGAAGGTATCCTTGGTATGTGGGTGTGCCCTACTAGAATAGCGGTATCCAATAACTTTGTTGAAATGTGGACACACTCCGCAACAGTAGGATACGATAACATTGACGGATACTCCGTAAAGAACGCCAAGTGTTTCAGTAGTGAATTCTTTAAGGTGGAGCTTACCAACAGGCAGGGAGATTCAGTGGAATTACGTCCTGAGTATTTCCCGAATCCAACTACCATGCAGTTTCAGGCTGGCGGAGCTTTTCTAGCCGGGGCTGGTGGTGTGCTTGTCTATCCCAACAACTACATGGAGGGAGACGAAGCAGTTAACAAGACGCTGGGTGTGGTCATTCCTATCAATGTACAGGGTGCTTGGGTAGGTAACGCATTTGCTAACTGGGTAAGTCAGAACAGGACCCAGCTTGCTTCCTCTATTATAGGCGGCATTGGAACAGCCGCCGTAGTTGCTGGCAGTATGTTGTTGGCAGCCCCTACTGGTGGAACGTCTCTCGCTGTCGGCGGTAGTGTACTGGCTGGTGGAGGGGCGGCGGTAGCTGGTACTACTATGGGAGTAACTAACGCCCTGCACTCCGCACTTGGCACTATTGGTAAAGTAATGGACAAGTCGGTTGACCCTGCCCAAGCTATGGGTGGAGTAACCACAGGTGCCCTTGCGATTGCCGCTGATTCCTGGGGATATCTGGTCAACCTGCTGTTCCCTGATGCCGCTGTGATAGAGAGCATTGATAACTTCTTTTCCGTATTTGGGTATAAAACCTGTCGGATGAAGAAGCCGAACGTGAATACCCGTCCATATTGGAATTATGTGAAATGCTCTCCCTCTGTTGTAAGCGGACCATTCAACAGCACAGACAGAGCCAACATACAGGCTGCACTGGATAATGGTGTTACTTTCTGGCACGTTGGAAATGGCGTTGAGATAGGCGACTACTCTAAAGACAATAGATAAGAAAGGAGGGGTCATATGCCGTTAGGTCTATTCGGTATGGAGCTTCTAACGTCAACATACTGCCCAAACAACCCATTGGGCGATATGTATGTAAAAACGGAAGCGCAGATGGAGAATAGCAAGTTGTTCATGGAGATGTACAACCGCTATTCAAATATTGCGGTTACCCGGTATGACTGGAAGAATTTACCCATTGGAGTTAATGAACGACTGCTCAACATGAGCCTGTATCTGGTTGGGAAGGCTTGCTTCTTTGAACATGAAGATTATGGACTTATAGCATTACCCTGTTCTAATGGTTCTGAATACAATCTATTTTATGAGCCTACCAGAATCAACGCTTTTTCGTTTGGATTTTCAAGAACACTTTCATTTGGAGAGTTTGAACTTGTAAGGAACAATCCTACTGGTACTCCAACAGCACTTACAGTGTTCACCTATATTCGTAGGATGATGGACGTGCTCCGCTCTATTGACGTAGTATGTGCCAGAATGAAGCGGCCCTACCTTATTCTATGCGAGGAAAAGCAAAAGCTCACCTTTATAAATCTCTTGAAGCGCATAAAGGACAATGAGGACATTGTTCTTGCCTTCAAAAATTACGGGATTGATAAGTCTAACTTTGAAGTTGCTCCGCTTCCGTCCATTGGAAATATAGACCAACTGTGGAAAACATACAGGACCTATGAAGATATCCTGTATTCCGCTATTGGACTTGACAGCAAAGGAGACGACAAGAAAGAGCGGCTTTTGGTGGATGAAGTGAACGCCAATAACATGGTAACAGAGATGGCTAATGAGGTCAACCTGAAACAGATACGACTTGACATTGAGAAAGTCAATCGCAGATATGGCACTAATATAGAGGTTGATATAAAAGAGCTATCCACCTATGATTATGACAGTGGTTTTGGAGGTGGGCCAAATGAGTAGATATACAATGGAGCTTGGAAAGCTGGTTAGTTCCGGGTATGAGATATTCGATGACAGTTGGACCACCTTTGTAGAGATGCACAAGAAGGAATTGTGTGATAAAATCATCAGGCACTATTTCTTCTATGAAATTGGGCAGGAAACTCCTGACAGATTCAAGCACTATCTAAATGAGCATCTCGCTAGGATAATGCCCTACTACAATCAGCTTTACAAGTCTGAACTGCTGGAAATAATCCCACTGTATAATCACTTCTTGGAAACCAATTCCAAGGATTTGAGAGAGCTTGGCTTTACTGGTGTATCAGCCAGCAGGAATGATGTTGATTCCCTACGCAATATGTATAACTCTCTGGCCCAGCTTAATGAACGCAAAATCACGGATGGGAATAAACGTGACTTTACAGGGCATACGGAGGGAACGTCCAATAAGGAAAGCACGGAAAAGCTGGACGAGACTATCAATATCACCAAGACCACTGACCAGAGTGAGAATGGTACAAAGACCTCTAACATCGACACTACTGGTCATGTCACGGAAACAGCCGATACCACTTCTAAGGTGGATAAGACCGGGAACGTGACGGAAGATATGTCGGATACCCTGAACGGCACCAAAGACACCACGTCTAACGCCACTTCCACAGGGACAAAAGAGCAGAGGTATTCCGACACTCCCCAAGGCACGGTATCTAGCTCTGGTGTAGAGATAATGAGTAGTTATCTGACCAACTACACCAAAGATACAACTAATGAGTCGACCAACTCAACTACTAATGAAGAACTGCAAAACACGGAAGAAAAGAACACTAAAACAGACAGTACAGAAACAGAGAATGGACAGACCAACACAAGCAAGACTACTGAAAGCACTGGAAACACGTCAGAGGACACAAGCACTACGGGAAAGTTAGACAAAAGCGAAACAGAGGACCATACAAGAGAGCAAACTACAACCTTCAATGAAAATCAAAATACCACTGGTGATTCTACTGAAAAGGAGAATAACAAGGGCTACGAAAACACCAAAGAGGATAATAAGCAATTCTCTAATGGTGCTGACAAGCACAAGTCAACCACTTTAGGTACTTCTTCTAATCAGGAGGACACCAAGGAAACAAAAGACAGCAACGCAACTGTAAAGGGATTCATTAACGTTAGCCAGTCTGAATTGTTGATTAAATTTAGGAGAACATTCCTGAATATTGACGAGGACATTATTAAAGAACTGGCAGTTGACTTTATGGGGGTGTTCTGATGAAAGAACAAGTTTGCGTTGTGATTGGGATTATAGGAGGAACAGCCATGAAACTATTGGGAGGGTTTGACTACTCTCTAATAGCTATGCTTACACTTATGCTTATTGATATACTGCTGGGATTCGTAAGTGCAGCTGTATTCAAAACAAGCAAGTATGGTAATGGTGTATCCTCTAACGCTCTGCTAAAGGGTGCTTTAAGAAAGTGCTCTATGCTCTGCATCATCATAATTGGCACAATCATTGATAATCTATTCGGTATGGACTATGTTAGAAACGCTATTGTATTCTACTTTATCGCCACAGAGGGAATCAGTATTTTAGAACACCTGATTGACATGGACGTTAGAGTGCCACAGTTTATCATCCGTATTCTTGACAGCATGGAAAAGAAGTACGATGATGCGGAGGAGGATAACAATGAGACTGATTAAGCAGATACTGGAAAAGAACGATTGTTATAAAGCTGGGGTGGGGTTCACAGTAAAAGGTCTAATGCTACACTCCACAGGCGCAAACAATCCCAACGTATCCAGATATGTACCCGGCTCTGATATCCTTGGATATAACAAGTACAATAATCACTGGAATCAGCCCAGACCGGGAGGAAATGGCGTTTGCGTCCATGGCTTTATCGGCAGGGATGCAGAGGGCAATATTTGCACAGTACAGACGTTACCTTGGAACATGAAAGGATGGCATTGTGGAGGGTACGCCAACAATACCCATATCGGGGTTGAGATGTGTGAGGACAGTATGTCCAGCATAGACCATCTTAATCTGTGCCTAAACGAAGCCGCTGACCTGTTCGCCTGTCTATGTATTACGTTCAAGCTTGACCCGACCAAAAAGGGAGTTATAATTTCCCACAAGGAAGGGCATGACATGGGATGGGCAAGCGGTCACGGTGACCCGGACCACTGGATGAAAGTGTTTGGGCTTACAATGAATGACTTCCGTTCGATGGTAATTGACAGGTGCAATAAACTAAAGGAGGAATTAACAGATATGGACCAAAACAAGTTCAACGAAATGATGGAAGTATATCTCTCCCAGCGGGCCAATTTCGCTGGAAGTGATTACGCCAAAAATGCCATGGAGAGAATGGCCGCAAGAAAGATAATCACGAACGAGAATCCACAGGGATTCGTAACCCGTGAAATGCTCATGTTCATTCTCGACAAGGTAAATGTATAAGGAGGTCGCATTATGGAATACTATCCTACCAGACCCAATAACCCCTATCAAGACGATTGTAGGCCCAATCCTGACTGTGGATGCACTCCCCCACCGCCTACTGTCTGTCCCCCGCCAAAGCCCCCTGTATGTCAGCCGCCCCAGCCTGTAATGGGACAGATTCCACCTGTGCCCACTGTGATTGAAGGCTCTAGCCTTTACGAAGCTATGGGCAAGGTGATTGAACGGACCAATATGTGTATCAATCAGTGGAACTGCATCAGCAAGAATTGCTATGAAGCAATGAACGCTTGTGTAGCGGCGGCCCGTTCCAATGACGTGTACTATGACGATTGCGAGGTAAACTACCAAGAGGGCTATGACACCACAGAGGGATGCACCTACGCAATCGTAGAGAAGAAGGCTGTTGACCGTAAAGGAAAGCCTATCTTTGTAAGCCTGACACCTGCTTATGACAACACCACCAACAGTGGCGTGGAACAGGGAATCTTTGACGTTTCCTTTATCAAGTCCGCTAATGTCATTATGACCGCTGTTCAGGCTGGCTCTGAGAAGTGGCTCGGCCCCGCTATGTACCGTGGAGCGGCTATCCCCGGAGAGACTAAAACTGACGGCTACGTCTATGGCTTCAACAGACATGGTGCTCTACGCTACTTTAAGGGAGACGTTACCGAAACCACCCTTTGTCAGAACCAAATGGTTGACGTTATAGGTGGATGCGTGCCCATTCTCTATGACGGCAAGGTTATCGAGGGCGTGGAAGCCATGACCCAGAAGCAGGCAGTCTGCGCTATCGGCTTCAACTGTGGTACTGGCTCTGTGTTCTTCTTCTCCTGCTCCGCTCAGAATCAGCCGGGAATGGGTATCGCTTCCGTGGCTAGAATCCTACAAGGCTATGGGTGTACAACCGCTGTTGTAACTTCCGCTACTACCAACACACCCGCCGCAACTGGCGAAGGTATGTTGTACATGGGCCAGATGACCACTGACCCCGTAAATGCCAAAGAGCCTAAGAATCTGGCTTACTGGGTAATCTCTAAATGCCCAAATTTTAATAATGCGTTCCAGAAAGAGGTTGCTGACCTTGTTCAAACCACTGGACGGAACGCATGGGAGACGTACCTGCTGGGAGTGCAGATTCAGTCCTTTGACGACCGCATTACTCAAAACGCAAAGGATATCGCCGATGAAATCGCCCGTGCTACCGCCGCCGAAGAAGCATTAGGACAGAGAATTGACGCAGAACAGGACAGGGCAGAAGCGGCGGAGGATGCTCTGGACAAGAAAATCGATGCCGAGACTGAACGTGCCACCGCCGCTGAAAATGCTGAACAGGAAAGAGCGGAAGCCGCTGAAACTACTCTGGACAACAAGATTGTTGCGGAGACTAACCGTGCAACCGCCGCCGAGAACAAGATTGCCAGCGACTTACAGGCAGAGGTTACCCGTGCCACTACCAGAGAAACCCAGATTCAGGCCGCCTTGGATGCTGAGATTCAGGCCAGAATTGCCGCTGATAATGACCTTATCAACGCTATTGAACAGGAAGTCCTTGCCAGAAAAGCCGCTGATACTGCCCTGTCTAATCAAATCGATGCTGTAGACAAGAAAATCCAAACGCAAATCACCAACATCGAAGGGAATATTACCAATCTGGAAACACAGATTAACGGCATGACCACAGGACAGACCAATCTACCCTATCTGAAACTGACTGGCGGACAACTGACCGGAAACCTGACCTTCGCCTCTGGTCAGACAGTAGTGCTTGGACGTGGACCTTCCAAGGATATGGAAGCTGCTACCAAGAAATACGTTGACGATGCTGTACAAACGGGTGGAGGCGGCACTGGTGGAGACGTATCCAAGGAATATGTTGACCAGCAGGTATCTGAATTGCAGAGCCAGATTGACACAAAGGTATCCAAGTCCGGTGACACCATGACTGGTGCCCTGAACTTCAACGGTCAGACCGCTTTAAATCCCGTTCTGGAATCCAATACCGGAATCAAAGTACAGTCCAGCTCTGCTGGGGCCGCTGGCAAAGTAACTAACCTTGCCGCTCCAACTGCTGACAGCGATGCGGCTAACAAAAAGTATGTTGACGACAACATTGGACAGGTAAAGCAGGAAATCGAAGGAGAGCTAGGCGGGGAATATCTGGCTCTTACTGGCGGCGACATGACCGGCGATATCAACATGACCGGAAATTCCGTGGTAAAGTTCTACGACCCGATTGCCGCCAGTACCAGAGCTAGGAATCTGACTGACCAGATGATTAAGGGTTCTGTATACAATGACGCTGACGCTATGGTGGTCAAGTCTGAGACTGGTCCGGTTGCTTTAAAGGGTACTGACGTATCTCTCTCCAATGGAGAAGGAGGAGAAATTGCTATTTCTGGTGTAACCGAGATTCGCCACAAGAATAACGACCACAACTCTGGTGCGGTCAAACTCAATGACGACATGATTAACTTGTCTGCTGATAGTGTACTGGTAGGACAGAATAACTCCATGAAGGGTGCAGTCAGCATGGGTACGCTGAACCTGTACGATGATGACGGAGCCGCTGTACTTAAACGGCACAATTCCCATCTGGATATCAATGTTCCTGATGAACAGGGTTCGGTTTACATTAACCGTAACCAAACTGAGGGAGGAACAGGTGAGATTCACGTTACCGAAGTTCACGCCCCTAATGAATTGCGACTGAATCCGGGGACTAATGTAAATGTACTGTCTAAGAGAATTACTGGTTTGTCCAATGGTACTGCCAACACTGACGCTGTAAACCTGTCCCAGTTGAACGGGGTAAAGACGATTGCACAGAACGCACAGAGTGCCGCTGAATCCGCTGACGCTAAGGCTGACCAAGCATTAGAGAAAGCGGAGAGTGTGGGAGGAGTTATTTTCCCCTGCGAAGTCGCTACGTTTTCTACCGCATTTCACATTACTACAAAGCTAATATCCCACAAAACTGGACAACCTATTGATATCCAGATAGATTTTCTTGACATTAATATGTCTGGTAGTCGGATTCTTGCTGTATTTAATGTAAATGGCATTATACAAGTTGCTGGTCGGGTAGAAATTACAGCTACTAGTATATTAAGACTATCAAACAGTAGTGGTCATAGCTTTAAATTGCCGATGCTTACTTATTACAAAACTGAAAACGATAATCAGTTATTCACTAATTTTCCCAATAAAACAGCTGGGACTGTTGAATTTACTTTAGGCACTTCTAGTGATGTAGGAAAACTATACAATGGTATGGTCATTTCTGGAAAGGAAAGAACGCCGTTATATATGTATGCACCTTAATATTAAACCCTCTCCAATAGGAGAGGGTTTATATTTAAAACATAGGAGCTAAGTTATTATTGCAGTTTGTTCCAATCATTATAATGAAGTCAATGTTTCTGCCTCCATAGAATGTAAAAGTATAGCCATTTGTAATGGGCTTAGAAGAATCGGTGTTTTTATTTGTGGAATAAGATAGGCCATATACTGGTTTATCCGTTTTAAAAGTTACAGTCATCTGCGGAGAATCAGTCGATACATTGGCGGTTACATGACATAAAAGGTATCCGTATGCCACATAAAAGTCTGTCATTAAATTCGTTATTGTTCCAGAGCTTGCGGTCATTGAAAGGTCGCAAGTTATAGTCTCTCCCCTTACAGTTTTTATCGTTCCGGTTTGTTGCGGAGTGTTATTTACCACACTCTCCGCTTTCTCTAATGCTTGGTCAGCCTTCCCTCTTCCCGCTCTGCTAGGCTCGGTGTGTCTCGGTGCGAGTTGGCGAGGGGTGTATGGGTGTGAGTAGGTGAGGCCCGTATCGGTGCGAATTGGTGTGGGGCGTATCGGTGCGTGTAGGCTGGGCGTGTAAAGGGGGAAGTACAGAGGGGGTGCTGCCCAGGCTGGTCTCGAACTCCTCCTGGT